AGCGAATAAATTGATCAATAGAACTGAGGATAAACAGAAATGAAATTAGAAACATTAGCAACCAAACCAAAATTAGTAACAGTAACCGTTGACGACGAGAAAATTGTCGAAGCATACGGTGAACCACTAGAATTCCACATTTACGATAGACATAGTATGGACACTTTTATGAAGCTAGCCGCTTTAGAAGGTGACAGTTCTGTTGGCGATATTGGAACACTAGTAGGCGATATGATACTTGACGAAAAGGGCAACAAAGTCCTTGTTGATGGCAACGTATTACCAATCGACGTTATGCTTAAAGTAATTGAGGTGGTGGTTAAACGCTTGGGAAACTCCGTGACCCAAACTTTGGAAACATCAGTCCAGAGCTAAATGCTCTACTGACACTTGACTTCGTTGCCAAACGTTATGGCAAACTGCCAAGTGGTGTTTTAAGGGATGGGGATACTATTGATGTTCAATGTGCCAATCTTGCTGTTCAATATGAAAATTATCTTCATAAGAAAACAGAAGACGAAGCCAATGGCATTAAGCACACAGAACACTCCCAATCAGAACTGCTAAATATGATAGAGAGGGCAAGAGATGAAACTAAGGTTAAAGACAAGTAAAATAGGTCCACACTTAAACAAGAAGAATAAGCGTCTCCGCACCATCCCTAAAGAAGCCTACGATGTATTCAAAGAAGCAACACCAGTAAGAAGTGGTAATGCTCGCAGAAAAACACGACTACAAGGCACAGTAATCAAAGCAGACTATCCTTATGCACAACGATTAGACGATGGTTGGAGCAGACAAGCTCCACAAGGGATGGTTGACCCAACTATAAAGTTTATCAAGTCAAAGATAGCGGAAATATTAGGATAAGATATGGCAACTATTAAGGACAAATATGTATTAGACATTGACACCAAAGGTGCAACGTCCAGTATAATGAGTATCAAAGGTGCAATGGGCGCACTAGCAGGTGCTCTTGCAATACGTGAACTTGTGCAGTTTGGTGCTAGTATTGTTAGTGCAACTACACAGTTTGAAAGATATCAAACAGTCCTAACAACGTTCTTAGGAAGCCAATCAAAAGCCAACGCTGAACTTGCACGCCTTAAAGACTTAGCCAACAGTTTACCACAAGACTTAGCAGACGTTACTGAAGCGTTTGTTATCTTTACACGATACGGATTAGACACATCAAGTGAAGCCATTAAAGCGTTCTCAAACATTGCTACTGCAAGTGGTAAAAGTTTAGAACAACTAGGCGAAGCACTTGGTGATGCAATGACGGGTCAATATGAACGTCTAAAAGAATTTGGTATTAAAGTATCAACAGAGAATAACAAAGTTGTTGCACGTATTGGTGAGGACATTGTTGCTACTGGTAGAACTGCAACTGAATTAACTAGAAACTTAAAAGAACTTGGAAACACACGATTTGGTGGAGCGGCAGAAGCAAACGCTGGCACATTAAGTCAATCAATGAGTAACCTTAAAGGTGCTGTATTTGAAGCACAAGTTGCTTTTGGTGAAGGGTTAAAACCAGCCCTTATTGAAATTACTACGTCGATGGCGGAACTACTCCGTCAAAACGAAGCCCTTGCTGAAAGTTTAGGTGCTGGAGTCGGCGAAGCATTAAGAGTAATTGCCGGCGGTGCCAAATTCCTTGCTGAAAATATACATCTTCTTACAACTGCTCTTACTAGTTTTATAGTAATAAAATCAGTTCCGTTCTTAATTGACATTGCCAAGAAGTTCTTTGCGTTAGGTGCGGCGGTTAGCGACTTAGGCGGACCAATGTTCCGTGCAAAGGATGCCGCTAAAAACTTAATTGGTAGTTTATTAAAGTTTGGTATTGTTGGAAGAATATTTGCCGCATTTACAGGTCCTGTTGGGCTTGCTGTTGCTGGCATTACTGCATTAGCCGCTGGATTTAAAGCATTAGGACCAGTAACTGTTGAAGTAAGTGGATTAACAACTACATATGGTGAAATTGCGTCGGCTGTTTTCTTTAGGGTTAAGAAGGCTGTTGTTGCATTAGCCACTGACATTAGAGAAGGACTTGGCAAAGCATTATCGTTTGTTACTCAGAAAGTTATGAACTTTGCTCGCCCATTAGTTACTGCATTAAACCTTATGTTAGAGAAAATGTATAGTTTTGTTAATACAGCTATTGGTCTATTTAAGGGCTTTATCCTACAGGTTACAACAGGCATTGGTGACATTCCAAGAATGTTCCTTGCGGTGATGAATGCTTCATTAGGTATCATTGGTGACTTTGTTGGTAGAGCAGGATCACAAATTGGCGAACTATGGGATTATATCTTTAGTGGCGGTGATGATGCTATTGAAAACAGTTTCACAGGCATTGGTGACACCATTGATAAACAACTTGCAAAGATTGGATCAGAGTCAAGTGTTAACTGGAGCGAGTTAATAGGTGCAGACCATATTGGCAATGCTGTTGACGCAATAACTACACCATTACGTGTTCTCATTGAAGAATATCGTGAAGAACAAGAAGCACTTGCAAATGTAGGCAAAGAATATGATGATCATATATTACGTCTAGCAAGAGCCGCTGAGTTGGCTGAAAAGATTGCCAAAGCACAAGCAAAAATTAATGAAGCGATTGCAGAAGAAAATGAACTTAGAGCAAAATCACTTGCCACATTCCAAGGCACCTTAGACAAGTTTAACGAAGAATACAAATTTAGAACTTCATTAATTAAATTAACAGACGATCAAAGAGAAAAAGAAGAACAGCGTTTTGCATTGCAACAGAAGTTAGCAACTGCAATACTTCCAGTTCAAACAAGAATACTTGAACTTGAACAGTTAAACACAGACGCATCTAAAGCAAGAATCAAAGTTCTAAAAGATAGCATTGGTGACATTCAAGAAGTTTATGAAACAGAACTTGGCTACTTGGATAAAATGGTAGATGCAAGAAACACAGAACTTAGACTCAAACGTGAAAGCGACAGTATTGATCAAGCAAGACTATCAGCTTCAGAAGCAATACTAGAAGTTCAAGAAAGAATTAACAGAGCAAGTGAAGATGCAAGTCTAGGCGGACTTAGTGGCATCAACAGAGAGCTCAAAGAAATTGAATTAAACGAATTAAGAATAGCAAGAGCCGCTAAGACACGTATTACAGCACAACTTGAAAAAGGTGTTGATGCAAATATTATTGCAGGCGAACTTGCAAAGATTGATGCTATTACTAAACAGGCTATTATGAAGCAACAGGACCTTGCTAAAACAGCTTATGAAAATTCAAGGATGTTTAGCACTGGTTGGAAAAAAGCATTTGAAGAATACGAAGACAATGCAACTAATGCTTCAAAGTCAGCACAACGTATATTTGAAAAGTCAACCAAGGGTATGGAAGACGCCATTGTAGGATTTGCTAAAACAGGTAAGTTTGAATGGAAGGGATTTGTTAACAGCATCTTAGAAGAATTGTTAAGAAGTCAAGTTCAACAGTTAATTGCCAAGACATTTGGTGGTTTAGGATTGGGCGGGGGCAGTGGCGGCGGCGGAGGACTGTTTGGAGGGTTCTTTGCAACAGGTGGAATGATTCCCCCAGGGCGTTTTGGTGTTGTCGGAGAGAACGGTCCAGAACTAGTTAGTGGTCCAGCAAATGTGACACCTAACTTAGGCGGTGGCAATGTAACTTACAACATCAACGCCGTAGATGCAATGAGTTTCAAACAGATGGTAGCACAGGATCCAAGTTTCCTGTTTGCCGTTACTGAGCAAGGTAGAAGAACTTTACCGCAAACAAGAAGATAAGGTAGATAGATATGTCATTTCAATATGTAATAGATAATGCAGAAAATATAAGCATTAGTAAAAGAAAAAGAATTGCTCAAACTGTATCGCGAGCTGGTGTTGTTAAAGCAACAAGTGTTGGCGGTCAAGTATACGAGTTTAGAGTTCAACTACCAACAGGTCCTAGATGGAGCGATAACAGAGGCTTAATTGAAACTGTTGAAGCATTGGATAGAACTACTGTTGACAACATACAAATTAATAAAACAGCCCACAATTACATTAGCGGATACCAAGGCAACTTGTCAAGCACAAGTGGAATAACCGTAAGTTACTCAAGTGGCAATACATTAACAATTACTGGTGGTGCAACACTAGGCAGTGGCTTTAGATTCAAAGCAGGCGACTTTATTCAATTAGGGTCATCTGGAAGTGTTTATAACATTGTAGAAGATGTTGCATTTAACGACAGTAGTATTACAGTTCATCGTCCAGTTAGAGAAACAGCTGGCAACTATACATTATTAGTTGGACAAGATGTATCCTGGAACGTTATTTGTGTTGAAATGCCAACTTGGACTATCTTTGGTTATGACCAAGTTTCTTGGAGTGGCGGCTTTGTGTTTGTGGAGGCTGTTTAATGAGCATTGATTTAAGTTCGTATCGTGACATTCAAACTAACTTATTTGTTAAAATGGATGTGCCTGGATATCAAGTATTAACATTCAGTGATTACCATAAAGACTACACTATTGGTGCTACAACCTATCAAGCCCTAGGCGAGTTGTTAACAGTTACTAACACAACTGATGAACTTCGTGCAAGCCCAAGAGATTTAACAATAACTATTAGTGGTATTCCAAGCGGTAATGTTAGTGAAATATTAAACAATAGAATCAAAGGTAGCAATGTAGTTGTTAGTAGAGCATTCTTTAATTCAACTACTGGAGAACTGTTATCAATAGCAGGAAATCCAGCAGGTAAGTTTCACGGCATTGTAAGTAACTTTGAAATTGCAGATGAATTAAGTATGGGCAGTGACTTAGGTGCAATTACAATTTCAATAACTGTAACCAGCGTTGTAGAATTATTAAACAATAAAACAAGCGGTCGCAGAACTAACCCATCAGACTTTCCTACAGAATCAAGTATGAGTAGAGT